GTCCGTAACAAGGTTTGCTGGTTAATTCACCGGATGACAGCGCCCGGAAGTTGTAGCACTAAACTTTCTTGCCTATTATAAGGGGATTATTCCAATGGCTAATGATTTTGCATCGAACTTTACGCGGCAACTCGCTCCCATCATCCTGAAGGGATTCGAGACTAACCGCGTACTCTCAAAAAATGTTGACACACAATTGCTGGAAGGCAAGTTCTCTAAGGCTGACACCGGAGATACTGTTGACTTCAAGCGCCCTACTGACTATGTAAGTGTTCGTACTGGACAAGGAGACATTACTTCCTCCACAGCTTCAAGTATTATCACAGGCAAGGCATCAGGCGTTATCCAAGACTATTTCACTGTATTCGTTGATTATGATGAAGCTGATGAAGCAGTCAAAATGTATCAGAAGAATGAGCTTGTAAACATTCCTATGATGAATCGTCTGGTGACTGACTTTGAATTAGACTTTGCTAAGTTTATGATGAAGAACAGCGCACTGAGCTACGGAACAGCCGGTACTGCGGTTGCTAACTGGTCTGATGTTGCTGGTGCTGGCGCGACTATGGAAGCTAATGGTTGCCCCAAAGACGATATGTGGTGCTACGCAATGAACCCGTTCACTCAGGTAGCTTTGGCTTCTGAGCAACGATCTCTTGGCGTTAATCCTGAAGTCAAATACGCTAACGACAAGGCTCTTATCAAAGAGAACTTTGCTGGTATGCGTGTATTGTCTGCAACATCACTGGCAAGCTACAACACTGGTGCTTTTGCTGATCGTGCAGGTACTTTAACTGCTGCACCCACTCCGGGCTATGTAGCCGCCAAGGACACAATGACGCAGGTATTAGCTGTAACAGCTTTGCAAGCCAACATTGTAATCCCAGCAGGAACTACGGTAACAGTTGCAGGCTCTCACCGCCTCAACCTGTCTACCCGACAGCCTGTTATTGACAGCACTGGCGCACAGGTACTGTGGAGCGCAACTGTAACAACTGACGTAACCCTAAACGGTTCAGGCGCAGGCAACTTAACAGTTACCGGCCCTGCTATCCAAGAGGCTAACGGACAGTACAATACAGTTGATACTGCACTGGCTAACGGCGCTGTTGTAACTCTCACAGGCGCGGCTAGTAAGATTATCCAGCCTAACCTGTTCTGGCATAAGCAAGCCTTCTCCGTAGGTTCTGTTCCCATCAAGAAGCTCTACAGCACTGATACTTTGGCACAGACCAAAGACAATCTTATGCTGCGTGTCTCTATGGGTTCTGACTTCTTGGCGAACAAGCAAAAGGTACGGATTGACTTCCGTCCTGCTTACGGCGCAATGAATCCTTTCATGGCCGGTCAGGGCTTCGGTACTCCGTAAACTAAGACGTTTACATTGTACTTTTGGAGTCAATTAGGTGGGCGGCTTACTGCTAGTATGTCGCCCATTTTTACAAGCAAAAAGGATAATTCTATGTCTGATCTTATTGAATACATTCGACAAGACGGCACTAAGCTACAAGTCGCTCCCTCTTCTGTATCTGCCGCCGAGAAACTTGGCTGGAAGACTTCTGAACAAATGAAGGCTGCTAAAAAGCCTAAAGCGGTTCCCAAAAAAGGGACTAAGTAATAGTGTCAACTCTAATTGATAACACAGCAGGCTTTACCCTTACTGAAGGGCTTCTTGATTTTGTTATTAGCGGCAACTCTGGGATGTATGATTCTATTGTTAGCAATGCAGTTGACGGTGTTGAGTATGCGTATAAAGCGAAATTTGCCGATGGGGTTACTGCTGGATATGAGTCTGGGAAGGGCGTGTATAGCTCTGCCACTAGCTCGATAGCCAGAACAACCATCTTCACCTCTAGCAACTCTGGAGCAAAAGTAGATTTTGCCGCCGGGCAGAAGTTTGTGGCTCTAGTCACCGATAAAGAAACAATTGAAAATCTTGCTGCGACAGCCGTGAATGCTGTAGCCTCGACTGCGACTGATAGCCTTTATGACTACACAGGTACGTCTAATGGGGATCAGGCTTCTGTCGCCGGGTATTATGTCCCGGGTGATGGTGGTGGCGGGATGTTCTATTGGAATTCCACAAGTACGGCTGCTGATGATGGAGGGGTAACAATATTACCTACAGGTCATACTGGCGCAGGGCGATGGAGGCGTATCGTTAATGAAATTGTTGGCGTCAAATTTTTTGGCGCAAAAGGTGACGGGTCTACCGATGACACAGCAAATATTCAAGCAGCTTTAGATTCTGGGTTTGATCTTACTTTCGCTGCGGGGGTATATATGTGCGCTGGACTTACAGTTAGCACTGATTTTCAGAGACTTAGCTCTAGTGAAGCCGCTTTTCTAAAAAAGAACGCTAATGGTAATCTCCTTTCCGGCGGTGCTAATTATCTTAAAATAGAAGGCTTGGCTTTTAATGGCTCTGGGGCTACATACACAGGAGATAATATATCCGTTACTGGTACTGGGTTTATATTTAATGGGTCTTCATCTAATTTCGCTGCGGGTAGAGCTATTAAATCTACCGGCGGCCATACTATGATAACTAACACTATAGATAATATCGCTACTCTTGGTTCTGGTGCTACTGATTATGATATAGAGCTGGGAGTATCTGGGACTGCTTCGCTATATCACAGAATCGACAACTGGTATTCTGGTCACAGTGGCGGTGGTATTTTACTGATAGATACCGGCTCTCACTTCCTGAGCAATAGCCAGTTTGGAAAACTAACAATTCAGGCCGGAACCAAACCGGCAGGTGTTAATGGCGGCAATACTGTCGGTTGTCGAATAACAGGCGCAATAGTAGTTGAACAATCAACCGCACTGTTCGCAGCTAATACCCCGTCTAATTCATTGTACTTTGCATTGGGTACGTCAGCAGGCTCTTGGGATGCCTCTAATTCAAGCCCCTCAGCCGTTACAAACGATGGCAATGCAAATACCTATATCCAGCGTCAAGTTAGCACCGGTTCCACTATAGAATTGGCTTATTTCGATGACTCAGCAAGTGCCAACTTTATTATTGATAACACTGGAAAATATACTGTACCCAACACTATTAACATGCCAAACAACACTGGCATTAAGATAAAAGACACTGCTGGCGCATTAAAAACCGCTATCCTATTAAACTCTGGTGATGATTGGACTATTGGCGGTGATACCGGCGCGAACTTTATGAGCATAATTTCAGGCTCAAGCGGGATATATTTAGCCCCTAGTAATGCTTCAGCTTATCAAGCAATAGCCAGTACGTTTAGGCCGCAACTTGATGGTGTGCCAAATCTTGGGTCTGGGAGCCAGCGATTTAATACACTGTATGCAACCAATGGCACTATTAACACTTCAGACGAAAGGGAAAAGCAAGATATAGACGACTTATCTGATGTGCTGCTAGACGCTTGGGGAGATGTACCTATAGTCTCTTATCGCTGGAAAGCCAAGGTAGCGGCTGAAGGTGAGGGTGCGCGGATTCACATAGGTCGCATTGCTCAGAACATAATAGATACCTTTTCTGCTCACGGCTTAGACGCTACCCGCTACAGCCTCCTGTGCCATGATGAATGGGCAGAGCATGAGATACTAATCTCCGGTAATACTATAGAAACAGATAACGAGACAGGAGAGGACACTATTACTCCTGCTGTCTATAGAACTATCCCTGCCGGTGATCGCTATGGGGTACGGTATGCAGAAGCAGCACAGCTAGAAGCCGCATGGCAGCGGCGCAGAATGGATCGGTTGGAGGCTCTATTGGGCTAGAAGGTGTGGGGTTGGACAGTAACAGAGGCTACAACAACAGAAGTTATATTCACCAAAGAAGCACTGCAAGCAGTAGTGGCAGCATCAACAGATTTCGCAGACTTTAAAACCAAAGTAGTAGCACTTTAATTGATTTATAGGGAGCAACGAGCATGGCAGAATTCAGCTACAGCCATCCCTAAAAAAAGGAACTAGATACCAATGTCCGTACTAATTGATAATGTTGCAGGCTTTACAGTTACAGAGGGGCTTCTTGATTTCGTTATAAGCGAGAATTCTTCTCAGTACAGAGCTTTTTCTGGTAGCGCAGTTGATGGCGTTGAGTATGCTTACAAGGCTAAATTCTCTGACGGTACTACTGCCGGATACGAGACAGGAAAAGGGATATACACTTTAGCCACTAACTCCATATCTCGAACAACCATATTTACATCCAGCAATGCTAATGCAAGGGTAGACTTTGCTCCGGGCCAAAAATTTGTGGCTCTGGTTTCTGACAAGGAAACAATTGAAAGCGAAAGCGGGACAGCACTTCTTTCTTTAGCCAATACATGGACAGCCGTTAACACGTTTAATGACAGCGTTACTGTCGGTGGAAGCGTTACTGTCGGTGGAAGCGTTACTGCCCAAAATATTGACGGCTGGTTGGCACAGTTTCCTGCTGGAAGACCTATTTTTATTGTTGGCACTGGGCAAAGCAATAGCACTGGCCGTGGCCCTAACGTATCTGTTACAACGAATACAAATGTTAAAGACTGGGCTTCTGATGGGTCTGGAGGCGCACAAACTTGGAGAACACCAAATACAGAAACCGCAACTGTCAAAGCTGACTATTCCGCTGCCGCAGATTACATTGGATACAAAGAAGGCCAATTTGGAAACATCCATATTTCAATGGCTAACTTTATTGCCCAAAGATCGGGACGAACAGTATATGTTCTACAGGTTGGCAGGGACGGTGCGCCTTCTGCTTACTGGAACCCAGCCGTACAACCTGCTGGTCAAGCTACATATACAACATTAAAAGACGCAATGACGGCTGTTCTTGCTACTACTGAGTTGACTACTTGGAGCATAGACAAGCCTGACATTCTTAATATTATGCAAGGCGAATCCGACGCTGGTGCTTTGCTCGCTTTGTTCCCCACTAGCCCCATTCTAGGTGGAGATACATGGGCGGATAACTGGCTGAGTTACATGAAAAACGCCAGCACTAATTGGTTTGCAGAAAACCATACCAGAGTGTTTGTTTATGACGTTAGTGACACTGCGAACTGGGGGCCAACATCTCAGGCAAACGCACCGTGGAGATGGAATGGCGTTAGCGCACTTGTTGAAACAGGCGGAAACTTTTTTGAATATGTAAGCTCAGTAGGTATTCCAGTGGGTGCTGGCGCGGAAGAAGTGCATTTCTCAGGCATAGGCTCTAATCTTCAAGGAGAGATAGGAGCAAAAATTGCACTGGGTGAAATTAGCCCAGCAAGCCCTGTTCTAACAAGAGGACACCCTACTTTTAATGGAGTAAAGGTCTGGACGGGAACGACAGTGGCAACTGCTTCAGCCACAGATTCTATTGTTATTGGTACTTTTGAAATGGCTCCCTCCTCTTCATCACGTTATTCAGGGATTGCCACCCTTGAATCATTGGGTGCTGATGATGCAATATTCGCGCAATGGACTTTGAATGTAATCCCTATTTATGGAATTCTTGTATCAGCGACACTGGGCCTCCCGTTTGGACACAACCCCGCAGGGGGGGCGCATGACCCTGTAAGCCCTCCCATGCTATCTATTGAAACTGGTGGGGTAACAGCAACTGGGGTGCAGCTTACGGTAACAGGTCAGATAGGAAGAGGGACTCAAAAGCACAGGCTGACATTTGTTTACAACGATATAAGCGGGATTTAAACAATGACAACTGCTGCATCACCTACTGCCTCAATAGCAACCGCCTCTGCTGGATCAGTTGGGCCTTTGCCTCCGTCAACTCCGATCACGGTGCAGCCTTCTGCCTGTTTTGGCTTGAGAACCGCAGGCTATGTAATTAACAAAGCACTCCTTTTGACAATGGTGCAGGGTGCTGATTCTGCTTGGGAATCTGACGAGTATGAGGACGCGCTTGATGCTTTAAACGATTACATGGCTTCTCTGGAGGGTCAAGGAATAAGACTAGGTTATCGCCGGGTCTGTAATATTTCCGACATTGTGACTGTATCCGACGGTGCTATTCGAGGGATTATTGCCAGTCTTGCCATAGAGCTATCTTCACAGTTTGGCAGCACTGTTTCCCCGGCATTGTTTAAGCAGGCCAAGGAAGGTATGCGAGCTATCCGCAGAGAGGCCATCAGAAGCGGTGTAACACGATACCCCAACACATTGCCTAGAGGGTCAGGCAGCGAGGGCTGGTATGGAAGCGGGTTTAGCCATTATTATAATTCATCGCCCTTTGCTACGATCTCCATGTCTGCCAATAGACGAGAGACTGAAATTTCTGTTGCGGCTGGAGCAGAGAAGGCTCAAGGAATATGGCAAACGCTAAGGTTTTCTGGCCTAGAAGTTGACGTTAGTGGCCGCATTAGAAACACTGGCCCAAGGGTTCGCGTACCAGTTAATGCTCAGTTCACACTGTCATCTCCTAGCGAAATTCTGACAGGTCTTGTGGGCTTTTCAAAAAACGGCTGGATGGATATTTACGTTACTACGCCAATTAACGTCACTCCTGTATCGGTTACTCTGGCTGGAACTATCACATTGGAGTCTGGAGAGTTTCTGGATGTTGTTGTGGCTAATGCTGAAACAACTGTAAACATTACCTTGTCGGACGCTGTTGTGAGGCTTGGCTAATGGAGCCTGTATCGCTGCCATTTGCTAACGGCTTCTATATGTCTAACTCTCTGCCTATCTCCGCGCAGCAGTGTGTGAATGTTTTCAGGCATGTCCCGGATGAGCCTGCACTAAACCAAGAGGCTCTGCTGGGTACGCCCGGAATATATCAGGCTGCAACCACAGGCCCGTCAGTATTAGACATTAACCGTGGAAGTCATTTGTTTAAGGGCAACGCTTACTTTGTAAACGGGGCTTCACTTTTCCGATTAAACGCAGACGAGACAACGACTAATTTGGGTACGATACTGGGCAGCGGAAGGGTTACAATGGCTGCCAATGATACTCAGTTAATGATTCTAGTGCCGGGCGGGGATGGTCACATCTTTACCAAAGACCCGGATACACTGACCAAGATTTCAGACACAGACTTTACTGCCAACGGTAATCCGCAGTATGTTGTTTTTCTGGACGGATTCTTTGTCTGCACAACTGACGCAAATAAGTTCATAGTCTCTGCCGTCAACGATGGCCTTAATTATAACGCTCTGGACTTTGGCTCTGCCGAATCATCGCCTGACGCTATTGTTGTTCCAATGGTCTACAAGAACCAGTTGTTTATTGGAGGGGAGAATACATTAGAGGCGT